TATGTACCAGGATCTGGGATTAAATCACGTTCATCAAATAATTCAAGAATTACGAGCATGATATCATCGGGATCAGAGAAAGTTTGTATCCGATCCTTTAATATGTTAGTTCGTGTAGTTTCTTCACTAGTATCATATTCATTTTCCTTTCGTTGAAGGTAAATGTTAAACAGTTTGCGATATTCTTCATCACCAGGAAACTGCTTATAACCAGTTCTTCCTCTGACTTTCCTTGCCATCACTTGATACCAAGTTCGTTTTCTGTTATAATCTTAAATTCAAGTAGTCTATCAGCACAGAATTCTCTTGCTGCTTTCCATTTTGCCTGGTTTACTGCATAAGTTTTAACTTCGTACAACCAGGATTTAGTCTTACGTTTTGGTGTAGGATTTGGTTGCTGAGTTTGCTTATGTGGTTTAACTTCGATCACATACTTTCTAATTGACCCATTACTCTCACGAACTTTAATAAAAAAGTCAGGAAAGTACTTGTGTATTCTATTATCAACAGGAGAACGATAAGGAATCCAGAATTCCTCACTACCCCATTCTAAAATATTTTCACTTCTATCACACCAGACGCAGAATTTTCTTTCCCAAGAACTTCTGCAGATGATATTATTTGAATCACCTACATACTTGCTTGGATTAGAAGGTTTATATCTACTCTTTAAACTCTCTGGCATCTCTTATACATAGTATAGCAAAGTTATACTTATTTATAGATGGCACAGGGACCTAGTGCAAGAGCAGTAAGCATGTCGCAGGTAAAATCCTTTTTAGGATCTCCTGCGACTACATCCAATTATATCATTTACTTTTTACCACCACAAAAAGTAAGAGATCATCTAAGAAGTGAGTACAATATTACCTTTCAATCTAATCAAGAATTATTATATCTTTCCTGTATGAATACTGTCTTACCTGGGTCATCTTTTATGACTCATGAAATGACTAGTGACCGTACTGGTGTTACGGAGAGACATGCATATCGTAGAGAATATGATGGGGAAATTGAATTGACGTTTATGATTGATAGAGATTATACACCTCTTAGAGTATTTGAAGGATGGATGGGATATATTGGTGGTGAAACTTCAGGATTTAACAAGGAATCAATTGCTTCAAGTTATAGAGTTCCATTTCCAAGTGCCTACCAATGTGATGATTTGCAAGTTGTAAAATTTGAGAAAGATAATGGAAGAAATATTGGGGGAATAAGCGTACCAGGTGCTCCTGCTACTGATGTTGGTCCCTCATTGAAGTATACATTCTTAAGATCTTTTCCTATTGCACTAAACAGTGTTCCCGTATCTTACAATGGATCAGATCTATTAAGTGTTACTGTTAGAATGTCATATTCGAGATATTTCCAAACAACTACTCAAGCAGATTCTTCTGGTGCTTTACCATTAACAAATGAAAGTGGTGGAGGGTTCTACAGACAAAATCCTCTTCAAACGGGTCTTACTCTGATAAATGGCATTTTTGAAACTAGTAGAGATGCCTCATAAATAATCACACTGAACTTATTATAAGTTATTATGCCGTTACCAACAATTGCTACACCATCATTTGAGTTGGAATTGCCATCAACTGGAAAACCTGTAGAGTACCGTCCATTTCTAGTAAAAGAAGAAAAAGTTCTACTATATGCTCTAGAAACGGAAAATCAAAAGCAAATTACAAATGCAGTGAAAACTGTAATTAAGAGTTGCATTAAGACTAGAGGTATTAAGGTCGAATCACTACCAACATTTGATATCGAATATCTGTTTTTAAATATTCGTGCAAAGTCTGTTGGGGAAGAAATTGAAGTTAGTTTGATCTGCCCTGATGATGGTGAAACGCAAGTTCCAGTCACAATTGATGTGGGTGATATTGAAGTTGAAAAGGATGATAACCATACTACACAAATCAAAGTAAATGATGAAATTATGATTGAGATGAAATATCCTTCACTCAGTCAGTTCATTAAAGAAAACTTTGATGATGCTGAACAAAATTCAGATAAATCATTTGATCTTATTGTTTCGTGTATTGACAAGGTGTATACTGAGGAAGAAGTTTGGGAAGCATCAAATTGTACAAAGAAAGAACTGCTTGATTTTATTGAGCAAATGAACTCCGTACAATTTAAGAAAATTGAAGAGTTCTTCACTACTATGCCCAAACTAACACATACAGTAAAAGTTACTAATCCAAATACCAAAGTAGAAAGTGAAGTTGTTCTGGAAGGGTTAGCATCTTTTTTCGCATAGCCTTGATCCATATGGATCTGGAGAACTATTTTCGTCTCAATTTTGCCTTGATGCAGTACCATAAATACTCATTAACAGAGATTGAAAATATGATCCCTATTGAACGTGATATCTATGTCATGCTACTTCAACAACATCTTGAAGAAGAGAAGTTAAAACAGCAAACGGCAAATGGGTGATCTAGACGAGTTACTGCAAAGTATAAGAGATGAAGCAAAGAGAGAAAGTGCTCTTACTTTGTATGAAGGAACTCGTCAAGATGATCTAGTTGATGAAGAAGTAGATGAAAGGATACTGAGGCTTTTAGGATTAGAAGATACATTTGATATTGACTATGCCACATACCTCTCCTTATTAAAGGAGAAGATGGTTGCTGCCAGAATGGCAAAGCAAGAGTTGCCTACAGAAGAGGCAGAGTTACTTACCGACGAATTTAGAAGAGTTAAGAGAAAAGTTGGTAGGTTTACCATTAAGAAGAAAAAAATAAAAATAGATTCAGATAATCTTAAAGCACCATCTAAACCTATAAACTCCAATAAATTACTATCTCCAGGAAAATCAAAAAATCTTCTTTCTGAAGGTGAGAGTGAAGAAAAAACAAAGGGTAAGAAAATAAGTGATGATGATAGACTAACTACGATTATTGGTTTAGTTACTTCTATTCGTTCTATTCTTGAGGAGCAACTAGAATTCAATAAGAGCATTAGAGATGCTGAACGAAAGAATTTAGAGAATAAAAAAAGAAAAGGTAACGAAGATAAGTCTGAGGAGGAGAAAAAAGCAACTGGTTTCATGAAGAAACTGAAAAAGTCTGCTCCAAAATTAGGAATTCTTGATGGTATTTTTAATTTCTTGAAAAATATTATCATTGGTAAAGCAATTGTTGGTATGCTCGAATGGATGAGTGACCCAGATAATAAGAAGAAACTTGAAAATATGGGTAGATTCTTAAAAGATTGGTGGCCAGCATTAACAGCAGCATTTTTAGTTTTCGCAACACCTCTTGGAGGATTTGTAAAAATTGTTGGTTCTTTAGTATTAGGATTTACAAAAATATTGTTGAAAAAGATATTGCCAAAATTATTATTGATGGCAAAAAATCCAATAGCACTCGGTTTACTAGGACTTGGTACTTTGGGATTTATGGCTTATCAGCAATCATCTGATGGCACTAGAGAGGAGATGGAACCATATGGTGGTGGTGTTGGATATTCAGAACCATTTGGAGCATTAGCTTTTGAAGAAGGTGGAACTGTAGAAAAATTTAATTTCTTAAATCCATTTACATGGATGCAAGGAAAACCGCAAGATGCGATAGATAAAGCATCTAAAGGTGAAGGTAAGTTTGATACATCAACACCAGTAGGAGCATTACTTGAGAGGAGAAGAAGAACAGAAGAAGCATTGAAAATGCTTCGTGGTTATGAGCAAGGTGGTAGTATAACTGGACCAAGTGGTATTGATAAAGTTCCTGCTATGCTAACAGCAGGTGAATTTGTCATGAGTAAAGGTGCCGTTGATAAGTTTGGTCTTGATACTATGATGTCAATGAATGCTATGGGTGGTGGAACTAATCTTCCAAAGATGATAGGTGGTATGACATTTGCTCAAGGTGGTGGTCCAATTGGTCCAGAAATGACAGAACGAGATCATAATGCTTTACTAGCAATTACTTCATTAGAAGATACTGATCCTCAAGGTAGAGCAGATGTAGCACAAGCACTTTACAATAGATTAGAATCTGCTACAAACTATGGTACAAACTATTATCAGCATGAAAGAGGTGGAAATGATCTATTTTCATTAATTACTTCCAGAGCACATAGAGGTGCTTCTGGTGGTGGTCAATTTGAACCAACTTTTTCAAATCCTCAAGATTGGTATAACATTACGGATAGAGCAAGTGCAGCAATTGCAGTTATGAACTCGAAAAAAGGTAGAGCTGCTGGATATACGATGGAAGATGCAATGAGAATGTTGAATAATACTGAAAAAGCTATATCTGATCCAAAATTACAGGAAAAAGCAGCTGAACATGTTGGTGGAAGAACATTCTTCTTCGGAACAGATCAGCAAGGTAATATGAGAACTGATTTGGGTGATGTTTTAAGAAATCCAAAGCATGATAACTTCTTTACTATGCATTATGAAGAGAATACACCTTATGATAAAGCAAGAAGAAATATACCTGCTTTGATCCCGCAAAGATTGAGAGCAAAAATGCCAGATAAAGATTCAAAAACTGATTCTAAACTTCAAGCTCCACCACCAGCAGGTAAAAAAGAAGCAGAATACATGAAGTTTTATAGATTTATATTTGACGGATTCAAGAGTATGTTTGATTATGGTAAAAATTTAATATCCGAAGCAGGTCCTGGTTATAGACCAATACCTGGAAGTGATGCTGCTGGAAATAAAGAACGTTTAGGAACTGACAAGAAGTGGGATTCTCACATGAAGATGTGGGTTCCTGTTATTAAAAGAGCAAACGTTACTCCACCAATGGTAGCAATGAATGGTGGAGTAATGACATTACCTCCAGTAACTAGGCATGAAGGTTTACCACAAATGCAAAACAGTATGGCACCAGCAGATCCAGATTTCCCAACAATAGCACCATTATCAAGTTCTGTCCGTAGTAAAAAAATAACAACATATAGTGGAGATATTGGATAATGGCAATACCACTATTACTAAGTGCAGGTGCTAGAGCAGTAGGTGGACAATTAGTTAAGTCTGCAGGTAAAAAGATTGTAGCATCTAAAGTTCTTGGAAAGAAAAAAGGAAAAGAAACTGAATCTAAGCAGCAATCTAAAAGGAAAGGTTCATCTGCATTAGTTCCATATGCTCAAAATGCTCAAAAACCAGGTGCATTGACAGTTTCTGAAGTAGAAACTGCAAAAAAATCTTCTGCACCCAAAAATCAAAATCCTTATATTACAATAACAAAAGAATTAAGATCTATTGAAAAGATTTTAAAGAAAACGTTGTCTAGTGATAAAAAATATTTACTTAGAAAAAAGAAAATAACAGAAAGACAATTAAGAGATCGCAAAGAGAAAGAAAGAGAAACTAAGAAAACTCTTGCAGCATCTTTTGCAGGAAAGATGGGTCTTACCAAGTTGAAAGATTCTCTTATGAATTTTATTGGTAATATTTTGCTCGGAAAATTAGTATCGTTTTTGATTGATAACTATGAAACTGTATCAAAAATTATCAAATTTCTTACGGGTACATTTGATTTTCTATCTACTCTTGCAGGAACCGTCTTTAATGGTATTGTAACTGTAATATCGTCAGCCTATGATATAAATGATAAGATAAGAGAAAAAATAAAAGAAATCGGTGGTGAAGATTTACAAAAAACTTATGACGGATTTACAGATGCCTTTACTAAGGTAGCAAATACTGCACTTATATTACTAACTGCATATCTTGGTCTGGGTGGAAAATCACCACTTAAATTACCTAATTCTAAACCTAAAGGAAAACTACCTCAAACCAAAGCACCTGGTGGCAAAAAAGTACCAGTTAAATCTAAAGTACCAATTAAACAAGGTGCAAAAACACGTTCTGCTCAATCTGCTAAAATTACTAAAAGATTGATATCAAAACCTGCAAGAGTTCCTGCGACTGTTGGTGGTGGA